AAACTGACTCCTTTTTTGCGTGGCATTACTTTCCTTTCTTTTTCATGGCTATTCTATGTGCTTCCATAAATGTCTTTCCATTTAGCATCTCTCTCTTCATAACTGCCATGTGCTGTGCAGTATGAGTACCTTTCTTCTTATGGTTTGCTAAAGCAGTCTTTTGCCTAGCTGTAAGTTCTTTTTTAACTTTCATTATGCAGCGTTGGTGATAGCACCAGAAGTGATAAAGCTAACACTTACAGTTTCAAGATCGCCTGTTTGAGCACTTAATGTTGTACCTGATACAATTCCAGAAAAACTTACTTTTTTAGTACCAGAAGTATCTAAGAATAATTCAAATTGTGCATCTGCTGGATCTTCTGCTGTTAATACATCAGCAAGTAAATTAGCAGTTTCATTACCACTGGCTGCTGTATATAAGAAATCAATAGAGCCAGAACCAGAAATAAGGCCACCTACGAAAGCTCTTGATGTCGCTCCATGAGCAGTTACATCTAATGTGTCTTTTGTTATATCAAGTGACCAACCTGTTGTTGATACGACTGCTTCTGTTGTTCCAGATCCGTTTTTAAATTTAACAGAACCTTCTTCGCCTCGAAAAAATGCCATTGTCCTAAGAAAAAAGAGTATTTAAGATTAGTTTAACTTGTTGTTGACTTTTTTACAGTACCTTTACTGTTATTTCTCATATATTGTTCACATCTAGGATCCCAAAGGGCAGGATTTCGTTTGCCTTTGACTTTTTCGATGATGTCGAGCATTTCTGGTGTGATTTCAGTCATTTTTTACTCCTTTTAGTAGCTTTTTTACGTCTATGTTGGTATGTTATCTTTTTGCTGCCTGTTTTTTCACGTTTGAAACGTGCTCTTTCGGCA